GGCAAAGACAGACCTTTCAAACGCGCCGTATTCGATGGCGCACAAGCCGGGTTTGTCAGGAGAAGCCGAGGACGCAGGCGCAGGCATTAAGCACAGAATGGAAACGGAAGAAGCAGCTAGAAAATCTCTGGATCAACAATAAATGTTTAAGTTTTTGAAGGACGCATTTTGCGATAACGGAACGCCGAGCAGCAGTCGTATTCTTACCGCTGTATCTACGATAACGGTGTTGGTTGGTTTTATTCACGTTTGTTTTCACAATCATCAATTACCCGATGGTGGTGCGAGCGCAGGAGCAGCAACACTTGCAACAGCGGCTTACGCAGCCAATAGGGCTACAACGGCATGGCAAAATAGGAATCAGCCTAGTCAACCGAGTAAAGATGACGATGCTATCGCAGCCGCAGCAGACGTACCCGTAGTTGTCAAAAAGAGTTAAACATGCGAAACGATCCGGTTCAAGAAGTTTTGAAAGGCGCAAAGAACGTTTTGCAAAAAGGAAACAACTCGACAGAGAATGTTGAGGGCAATCCGACGTTTTCTTTTTCACCACCAACAATAAAGAAGCCAAGCATACCGCAAGCCAAAGAGCCCAGAGAGGCTCCGTACAGTCTTGCGTACGATGCAAATAAACAGAAGTAACTGGCCAGCAATATAATTGGCCGAGGAGAGTCCAAATGGCTCTAACACAAGAAGAAAGAGAATCAAATCGTCTTCGTCAAGCTGCTTTTAGAGCACGCAAGAAAGCAGAAAAAGATAGATTACAGGCATCACAACCTGCACCGCCTCCTGAAGACGCTATCCAAAAATACGGAAAAGAGCACGAGCTTAACTTGGCTTGGGCCACAGAGCAAGATGCTCTAGGTGTGTTTTATAGGGGCGAACAAATGCCCCACGTCGATCTTCTAGCGATATACGAAGGCATAGATATCCACGACAAAGAGTTGGACGACGAAGAAGAGCCAAAGAAAAAGAAATCGAAAAAGAAGAAAAAAAATTGGCCTAACCCGTCTTTTCAAAAAATAACCATAAAAGCCATATCGTACATCGAGGATCACGATTTAGGTGACGGCGTAAAGGTTTCTCTCGAAAGGCCGATAGAGCCAGACTGTATTGACAACTGTGACCACAAAGATTGTGGGCGAGAGTATCGTGGCGCTAAAGAAGTAGACGAGATAGTTTCGTTTCGTCGCTGGTTAGATTTGCGCGCGAAAGCTCGTTTAGACTTGTTTTGGCTAGGTCGTTTGTTAGGCTACGGCTTGTACCACATGTCCCACCAGTATGTCTGCAAGCAATTTGTGGCTAAGAATTTTGAAGGGCTGTATTTTCCGGGTTATACGCTCGACGATTTCCATTCGGCAATGCGTAAACAGAAGCGCTATGCCAATCTTGGGGTAGATGTCGATACCCCGAGAGAGACGCGTGAAATGATGCTTTTGGAACCCAGAAGTTCCTACAAAAGCACGATAAACAGAATAGACGTTGTACAGTGGTTGATATCAGCGGCTGATATTAGAATCATGTTCATCACGTCTACAAAAGATTTGGCCGAAGAATTTGCCACGGACGTAAAGAAAGCTCATTTTTATTTGGCTAGTGGCGCTCGTCCCAGTGCCTTCCAAATGCTTTTCCCGGAGTTTATTCTAACAGGCACAGACGGTTGGTCTGAGCAGCCTTTGGAATGTCCAGCGCGTATCCACCATCAGCCTCAGCCCAGTGTATGGGCGACGTCGATGCAGATTACGAGCACTGGAAAACACTGTGACATTTGTAAGTTTGATGATGCCGTCGACTTAAAAAATTCTGATAATCCTGAAAAACGGGAAGCCTTAAAATTCAGGATTAACGCATACGAAGACGTGCGCGATCCTTGGGGATTTACAGATTCGTGTGGAACGAGATATTTTACAACCGACTGGTACGGCACTCGTCAGTTGCCCCAAGACGAGGGCTCTAAGGACATCGCTCCTCTTTTGTATAGCTGCCGAAGTTCTTGGATTCTTAACAAAGAAGACCAGCAGCATTTTGATCGCGGTAATCTTACTGTTAAAGATATCATCCAACAAAAACGAGCCAAGTTAGTTCATCCGTACAAACTTACGTGGGAAGAATTAGCTCGAACTTTGAAAAAGAAAGGCGAGCGCAGTTTTAAAAATCAGCAGCTTAATATAGCTACTGATCCCGCCGTAGACGACTTGTTCATCAGTCAGTTCGACGAAGATGGGCTAAGAGCGCACACGTACGACCGTTCTGCTGTTCCCCCGTTGATAGAAGTTATACAGTCATGGGACACAGCGTACGGAGACAAAAAGACGTCAGACTATTCAGTTGGTGCAACTCTGGGAATTTACAGAGACAAGTACGGTATGCCCGGAATAGTAGTCTTGGACGTTCTTTACGGAAAATGGAAGTCGTCCGAGTTGTCTTATCATTTCATGAAGTATTATGATAAGCACAAGCCGAATAGAGTATTCATTGAAGACACGAATGGAACAGACTCCTTTTTACAATTGGTAAAAGCCAATTGCGTAAGAGTCAATTGCGATTTACCGTCCAAGTGGCGAGTCAGACCAATCAACGTTGAGCGCGGAGCTAAGAAAATTCGCGTTATGGATTTGCAGTTTTTGTATTCGCAAGAGCGTTTGTGGTTCGTTAAGGGTTGGTGGATTGACGAGCTATATAAACAGTTCATTGACTATAAAGGCGGCAAGAGCACGGGATACAAAAAAGATGACATCGTTGACGCAATAAGTTTGGCGGTTACACATCTTCCGGCATCTGCTTTGGGGGTCAATCCTGACCCAAAAGAAGTCGAAAAAGAACACGAAGACATGCTAGCTAAAGAAGCAAGAAGCGCTTGGTACCAACGCATGCACGGCGGTCCTTCTCCAACAAAACCAAAAGAACCGATTGTAATAGACACGCCTCCTCCGAGAGATTCTCGGCAAGAGTTAATGAAAAAACTGGTTGGCAAGATTTTGCCCGCCGGAATGCGAATCTAATTTTGTACGTACAACCTGATTGGGGCGTGCCTGTAACACGCCTCAGTCTACTCTTTACAGGAGAGTGAAAATGTTTATTTATTTGATTACGAATTTGATTAACGGCAAACGGTACATTGGGCAGACTAAACAAAGCCTGTCTGCTCGATGGAACATGCACGTATCTAAAAATCATTGCCGATATTTGTACAATGCGATTCAGAAACACGGAAGAGAGAACTTCTCTATGGAAGTTCTGTTCGATGTTCCGACTAAAGAGTTGGCGAATGAGTTTGAGATAGAGTACATAAAACGTTATTGCACTTTGTTTCCTAACGGGTACAACATTCTTCCCGGTGGAGATGATAGACCGCCATTAACAGAAAAACAACGCCAAGCTATCTCTAAGTTACACAAAGGCAATAAGTATCGTGTGGGGCATGTTCCTTCTGAAGAAACAAAAAGAAAACTGTCTTTAGCTAACACCGGTAAAAAGATGACACATGAACAAAGGCAAAAGCTGTCCGCTGCCATGAAAGGGAATAAAAATCCCAGCGGAAGACACGTGTCTGAAGAAACTCGACGCAAGATAGGTTCGGCGCACAAAGGCAAAATTCTTTCAAAAGAAACAAAGCAACAACTTTCTATCGCACACAGCGGTAAAAAGGCAACAGAAGAGACTCGTGAGAATATGCGTTTAGCCCAACAAAAGAGACGGCTAAACGAATCTCCAGAAGATAGGAAACGAATGCCCTTATCTGAAGAGGTTAAACATAGGATGAAGTTGTCGCAAATGGCTAGAAGGTTAAGAGAGCGCAATGTCTGACCAAGATCAGAGAATTCAGCAAAAAATCCACGATCTCTATGTTACTCCTGCGAATGAGATTACAGAGGAAAATACACACGTAGATAAAGAAACCGACACCATCGCATTTAACGATTCTGCCGCCGTGAAACTGGTTATAGACGACACAACAGAAGCAGATTCGTATTTGAACCTCCAACAATGGAGTAGCGGGTGGACCCTCGCAGATTTATTGTATCAATCACCCGCGACACAAAGCGCCTTTGATGGCGGAAGTGTTGGAAGCTCATCGGTTCCTAAATTCATGGTGAGCAATCACATTTCATCCATCGTTCCCAAAGTCATGGGAGGGTTGTTTTACGAGGACCCGCCATTCGATCTTCGTCCTCGCCCGTCTGTATCGCAAGATGTAGTTAGAGCCAAAGAAGCAATTTTTTCGGCTCAACTAGATCAGATGCACTTCGAAGAAGAAGTCGAACGTACTATGGAACAAGCTGCCCTTTTGGGCACTGGTATCATGAAGTACGGTTTCGTCGAATTCGAAAAGAAGATGCGCCGTTACAAGCGCAAAGGCGAACGTAAGCCTATTGAGCAACCAGACGGAAGTGTCAAGATGGTTGACACACCCGAATCGGATGATTACGAAGCCGAAG